CCGCACCAACTGGTCTTTGCGCATGTGCATCACGCCCGCGATGGGGCGGGCCATGGCGGTCATGCGCGAGCGGATCAGCGCCGGGCCGACTTCAGCGGCGGTGCCATCAGCAGCATGATGAGCATCAGCCCGATGGCCACCATGTCCATCTTGAGCGGCGCGGGTGGCCTGTTCCACGAAGGCAACGTCGGCGTGTCGTCGCGTGTGACCCGTCACCTTCCCGATATGTCGGTGTTCAATGACGCACCGCGCTTCCACAATGGCACCGAGAAGAAAGGGCTACAGCTAAAGGGCTTCGCGTCCGACGAGTACCCGGCGATCTTGCGCAAGGGCGAACTGGTCTTCCCCGATAAAGCAGCGGTGAGGAAGTACATGATGCCCGAAATCATCGGGGATATGTGGTCAAAGGCCCCGCGCTTCCACGACGGCAACACGAAGGGCAGCAGTCTTCTGGGCGCTGCCGACATCCAGAAGGCCATAAAAGACGGAAAGATCGAAACCGACAAAGGCATCGTGGCGATGCTGGCGTCGCTGATCGATTTCACCAAAGAGGCCAAAGCCGCCGCGAAGGACACCCTCGCCGACGACCCATCCATCATCCGCTACACAGGCGAGTACTCGGTCAACAAATACGGCGAACTGGTCGATAAGAAAGGCAAGCTTGTCTGGGGCACGTCGGCCCCGCTCTACACGACGCCCGAAGAGTTGAAGGCCGATCCTAAGCCGGGTGGCTGGGACATGGGCGAGTTCATGCGGACATTCGAAAACGCGCCGAAGCTGCATGGCGGCAACGTGATGGGCGCATGGATGAACGCCCCACGGCTGCACAACGGCAACGCGGAGAAGTTCAAGGCCGACGAGTATCCGGCGGTGCTGCGGCGGGGTGAGCCGGTGTTCCCGTCGATGGCTGCGGCACAGGCCGCGATGGGCGGTAACGCCTTCGTGAACGTCCACAACTATTCCGGCGCGAAGGTCACCACCCAGCAGACCAAGGACAACAAGGGCATGACCATCGACGTGATGGTTGACCGGCTGGTGGCCACCCAGATCGATCAGCGCGGCACGGCGTCCAACAATGCGATACGTTCCAAGTTCGCGGTCACCGAGCGATTGAGGCCCAGATAATGCCCGCCTACTGGCCCACGGCGCTGCCGCAGCAATTCACACGGGACGGCTATCAGGACGCCTTTGCCGACAACCGGCTGTCCACCAGCGCCGAAATCGGCCCGGCGCTGATCCGCTCGCGCATGACCGCCATGGCCCGCCCCATCGCGGGCGTGATGCACATGCGCAAAGACCAGTTGGTGCGGCTGCGCAAATTCTGGAAGGACGACACGCTGGACGGCAAGCTGCCGTTCTACTTTCCCGACCCGGTCTTCGGCTACGGCTGGCGGCGCAACCTCATCCCCAACAGCACTCAGGTCGGGGCCGCAGTCGGCAACCCCGGAACCCTGCCCACCGGCTGGACGGGCGGCGGCACCCAGAACGGCATCGCAAAGGAAGTCACGGGGTTCAGCACCGAAGGCGGCATCCCGTACATCGACCTGCGGTTCAACGGCTACGCGACCTCGGGGCTCATCAACGACACGACCTATGTGGCCTCGGCCCCGGCGGTTCCGGGGAGGTACACGCACAGCAACTATGTGCGCATGATCGCGGGCAGCACGGCGAACGTATCGCAGATACAGCTTGTGCTGGTCAGCACGCCGTCACAAAGCAACCTTGTCGATATCAAGCCCCTGCTGACCGGCGAGGCGCTGGCCACCCAGCGCTATTCGCAGTCGTGGACGCCCACCGTGACCGGCCTGACAGCCATGCAGCCGCGCATCCGCGTGCGCGGCGTGGTCGGCCTGCTGATGGACATCACGCTGCGCGTCGGCGGCGTGCAACTGGAAATGTCCAGCGCGGCCACCGAGTTCATGCCGACGCCGAATGACGCTAACCCGGTGACCCGCTTCCGGCCCGGCGGCGCACCGCCGCAGCCGACCCACATGGGCGGCGACGTGTGGGCCGTGAACATGGAACTGGAAATTTTCGAGATATGAGCAAGACCACCATCTCGCTGAACTTCCGCACACAGATGCAGCTTCAGGAAAGCGACGAGGTGGCGATCATGCTCGTCACGCTGAAGCACCCGGACACTGCCGAAATCGTCAGGTTGAGCGGCGACGATACGGTGGTGCTGTCGAACACGCCCGAGATGGTCTGGGGCACGGTCAGCGGCGGCATGACCTACACCTACCGCCCGCTGAGCCTGCGCCTGCCGACCGACATGGCCGACCGCCCGCCCCGGATGCAACTGGTCGTTGAGAACGTGACCGGGGCCATGGTGGCGTTCACGGCCAGCATGATACAGCGCGGCACCTGCGACCTGAACATCGTCGCGGCCTCGGCGCTGGACACCGTGCAGATACCGTTCCCCACGATGGATTTGCGCGGTTTCACCCGGAACAGTGACATCATCACCTTCGACATCGGGCTGGACGCTGCCGAAGACGAGCCGATACCGGCGGGCATCTTCGCGCCGGCTGGCTTTCCGGGGATTTTCGTGTGACCCCGCGCGACTTCGAACCCTATGTCGGCATCCCGTGGGAGGATGGGGGCCGCACGCGGGCAGGGGCCGACTGCTGGGGGCTTTTCCGCATGGTCTATGCCGAGATGCTGGGCATTGATCTTCCCGCCTACAGCGCCTCTTATCCGACCGCTCTTGACCGGGAGGTGACGACCCGGCTGGTGAATGGCGGCAAGGATGACTGGACAAAGGTGACCGAGCCACGTGCAGGCGACGGCGTGCTGATGTACAGAATGATGCGCCCGCATGTCGGCATCGTCATCGGCAACGGGCTGATGCTGCACATTGAGAAGGGCACGGGGGCGGTGATCGAAAGCTACCAGTCGCTGAGGGTGGCTGGCACGCTGGAGGGCTTTTACCGTTATGAGGCCGTCTGAGCCCCGCGATGGCGAGATTTTCCTGCCCGATGAAAAGGTCAGGGTCTTCCTGTTCCCGCACGCTTTCGGGTCGCAGCGGGAAGAGTTCGAAGTTCCCGCCGGGCTGTCGGTCACCGAAGCGATAAGGCTCGCCAAGGGCCACGCGCCGGTCTTCCCGGCCAAGTTCGGCCTCTACCTTCAGGACGGCACCCGCATCCCCGAGCATATGTGGGACCATGTCAGGCTGAAGCCCAACACCTCGGTGGTTGCCCGCCCGGTGGCCGAAGCGCCCGTGGTGGCGCTCATCGGGGCGCTCAGCACGGCTTTCGCCGGGTTCCAAGCCGCTATCGCGGCGCTGGGCATATTCGGCAAGCTGATCATGCTGGGCATCAGCATCGGCCTGCAATTCTTGCTGAACAAGCTGTTCGCGCCGAAGCCGCCCGACCCCAGCGACGCCAAGCCGGTGTACAGCATTTCCTCGTCGCGCAATCAGGTGGCGCAGTGGCAACCGATACCCCTGCTGCTGGGGCGGATGCGCATCACCCCGCCACTTGCCGCGAGCCCCTACACCGAAGTCGTCGGCGACGACCAGTATCTGAGGCAGTTGTTTTGCAACGGCTACGGGCCGCTCGCGCTGGAACTGGACACGGCCAAAATCGGCGAGACGCTGGTCAGCAGCTACCCGGAAGCGGAAATTCAGCACAGGTACGGCGACTACGTGGGCGAGCCTGTCACCACGCTGTATCCCGGAAGCGTCATCGAAGTGCCGCTGTCCATCGAACTGAAGAAAGTTGACCCGCCGAGCAAGCAGGCATGTGCCAGCGACGGTTATCAGGTGGCGCTTGATTTCATGTGGCCCAATGGCTTGTGCTGGATCGATGAGAAGGGCAAGCGCCAACGGATGGGTTATTCGATTTCCATCCGATACCGGGAGTACCCGTCCGGGGTGACATGGACGAGCGCCCCCAGCTTCTGGATGGTTCTGGCTACCCAGAAAGCGACCCGGCGCACGGTCACCATCAACCTGCCGGTGGTCGGTCGGCAGTACGAGTTCGAAATCCACAAAGAGGGCAATGAAATGTCCCAAGCGGAAATCGACCGGTCTAAGGTAAGCGTGTTCGACACGTGCATGTGGACGGCTATCAGAACGTTCCGCACGGGCGAGCCGGTGCGCTTCACCGACGCCCCGATCAGCCTGACGGCGCTCAGGGTCAAGGCTTCCGGGCGCATCAATCAGGCGGTCGATACATACAACATCCTCGCGACATCAAAGGTGACCGCGTGGAACGGTACGGCGTGGGTCGCCAACACGGCCTCGCGGCGTCCCCCGGACCTGTTCCGCTGGGTGCTTCAGTGCGGGGCCAACCGGCGGCCCTACCCCACGGCCAAGATCGATCTGGTGGCGTTGCAGCAGTGGCACGCCTACTGCGTGCTGAAAGGCTGGGTCTACGACAAATGGGTCATCGGCCAGATGTCCGTCTTCGACCTGCTCACCGAAATCTGCGCGGCAGGCCGCGCCATGCCGGTGTTCAAGGACGGCAAGTGGTCGGTCGTCTGGGACGACCAGAACGTGCCGGTCGCCCAGCTTTTCACCCCGCGCAATAGTTGGAACTTCGAAGAGCAGCGCGACCTTGAGCCCATCCCGCACGGCTACCGGATACGCTTCCCCAACGAGCAGAAAGAATGGAAAGAGGACGAGCGCGTCGTCTACAACGACGGCTACAGCAAGGCCAACGCCACCCTGCTGGAAGGTTTTGAGGTTCCGGGCCAGACGCACACCGACCGCGTCTGGCGGCACGCGCGCTTCCATCTGGCACAGCGCATCCTGCGGCCCGGCATCTACAGCATCATGACAAGCTGGGACGCGCTGCCGCTCATCCGGGGTGATCGCGTCCGGGTCAATTTCGACAGCTTCAAATACGGGTTGTACGCGGGCCGCGTGGTAGCCGTCACGACCACCCCGACCCAGACGGTGACCGTGGACACCACCCTGACGCTGAGCGGCACCACCGGCTACGTGTTCCGGTTCCGGCAGGCCAGCGGTGCATTCTTGGAACGGTCGGTTGACCCCACCTACACGGGCGAGTTCACGACGGTCACGCTGGTCGGCACCGGGCTTCCCATGCCGGCTGTCAACGACCTGTTCAGCTTCGGTTATTCCGGGTCGGACAGCCGGGTTTTCAGGGTCACCGGCATAGAGCCCATGGAAGACATGGTGCATCGGCTGACGCTGGTCGCCGACGCCCCGGAAATCGCCAATGCCGACATCGGGCAGATACCCGCCTACACGGAAGGCATCAGCGACCCCATCGACCCGTTCCTGATGCCGCCGAAGAATTTGCAGGTGACCGACGGCGTCTATTCCGAAGGCGGCGTGCAGTACTGGGCGGTGCTGTACATAAGCTGGGACGCGCCACCGTTCGGGCGCACGGCGCAATTCCAGCTACAGTACCGCGAAGAGAACGACGACCCCGATACGTGGGTTTCACTGCCGTCGCAGGCCGCGACGGTCCACCAGACCGAAATCCGCCAGCTTGAGGCGGGGGTCTATACCGTTCGTATCCGCAGCGTCTTCGAAAATGGCAGCTATAGCAATTGGCTGTATGCGCCGGCCCACGCCACCACCGAGTTCTCGCAGCCGCCCGCCGACGTTGAGAATTTCCGCATCTCCACCACGGGCGATGTGTCAATTCTGCGCTGGGACGCCGTGGCTGGTGTCGATGTCTCGTATGAGCTTCGCCATGCCGCCGATGGCATCGTCGCGCCGATCTGGAACGGGGCGCTGCCGCTCATCGATACCGTGACG